GTTGCAAGAGTATCAATTGATTCTGGCAAAGCTGTTCGTCAGATCATCGTACTTACAATACTGTTTGGTGCTTTTGCAGCACCCTTTATTCTTCCCTTCTTTGGTGTACCAACTTTCGTAGAAGTTGACACTACCAGCCCAGAAGGATTGTTTGGTTTGTTTCCACAGACCAGTAAGAAGTTCTTTGTAGAAATTAATGGATTTCTCTGGGCATCTGAAAATCGTCAAATCTTGCTGAGCATAGTAGGTTTCTACTTCGGTTCAGCTGCTGCAACCAACAAATCATAAGGAGTATCCATGAGAATTATTTTACTAATCGGCATATCATTACTCCTATTTGGTTGTAATGTTTCTCCAACTATTGTTCCAGACATGAGTGGCGACAGTGTAGTTATGATGCAACTAAAAGACCAGATCGCACAAGCGGGTGGAGTAAAAGCTTCATATGGTTGGGTTTTGTGGTATGCTCCCATCGCAGTTATAACTGCACTATGGGCATATAGAGAATTTGTTCGCAGACCTTTGTTGTGTGAAGATGGTCAACACAAAGATGAACCAGTAGTAAAACCAGATCAGCCAGTATAAACAAAAACATACCAGTGACGGTATGAGTTTGCTCTCGCGGGTACGAGATATTACAGAGAAAGGGATCATGCGAAAAAGGACTAAAATGATTTTACCGATGCACCCTCAATGTGAACTTTTCCAAAGGGGACCCCTATTACAAGGAGGTGATCCAGCCACGACACTTTGGGTAAATCCTCGAATGAGAGGAGCTGATAAGGTCAATCCCAATTCAACTGTTGGTAAGGTATTTATACATTACGCAGTTTGAATAAACAAATCATACTAGTTTGAGGCAGAAATCTTCTGCCAAAGGCTCTTGCAGATGTAATAAGAGTCTACGATGTCGGAAACGGGGTTTCCGACATCTTTTTTATTGGGACTAACGATGTCTTTCAGCATCACGCCAGTTTCTAATACAAAAGACTCGTACATCTTCGTCTTGTCCGCGTTCCCCTTGCCCGTTGCGTTCTTCTTCACTACTGTTGGTGGGAATGTCTCTATTGGTATCATTTGTTGATACAGTTTGTATTTGAGAATACCCGTGTTCTCCGCTATATGGAACACGCGGCCCTTGGCTGCGTAAGCGTAGTCTTCTATGCCAACCATCGTGCAACCTATTAGGTACTGCATCGCCCAATCCGAAATTGTGTCGTATCTTTTGCATTCGTGATCATAATCCTCAAAAGGTTCTCCGCGAACATTTCCTAGAAACAAAGTATGCATTTTCTTTACATCAGAAAGAAAATATATCATACAATGTTCAAATATAAATTTACCAGATGCAGAGTTGTATATGCAAATGCTAGGTGAAGTTAAACTGTAATCTACACCTGCTATTATCATACAGGTATTTATGGGTAATGTGTTAGGTTTATATTCCAATGATTCTGGCTAAAATGATTCCAATCAAAAAACCACAAGCAGCTACTAATCCACGCTGTATTTTGTTTAATTGCATATAATCTCCTCTGTTTTTTCTATCCAATCAATCAATTCCGGAAGTCTGATTACATTATTTTCATACAAGCGTTCACGATAAACTAAAAGAGAAGATATGATGCCAATTAGTAATCCATTCTCATCTACTATTGCACCACCAGAATCTCCAAACCACACACTACCAAATATTGGTAACATTTTAAAAGACCAAGGTTCTTCTATTGTGGTGCCAAAATAAGAAAAGGTGTCGGGATTGCTTTTCTTCTTGACTCCACCACCATAACCAATTGCACAAATAGATTGCAATTTTGTGTAGGTATAAGTTTTAGGTACTAGTTGTAGTGGAGTAATTGTAGAAGGATACTTTAATAGAATTAAACCAACGTCTATTACTAATACATCTCCAATTTTATACATTGGGTGTAGAACAAAACTTTCCACTTCGTTTAACATTCCGCCAGCAATGAACCATTTTGCTTGTTGTCCATCTAAACAATGCCCTGCGGTAATTGCAATGTTTGGATGAATGAGAACAGCAGAACCTATAAGGTTTCCAGAATCGGTTGCTAAGAATCCAATAGCTGGGTCTTGAGTTTCCTCCAACAGCATAAAGCCCCGCAAGAATAATGGTGTCTCTTGCGGGGCTTCTGCTATTGGTTCAAGTTCCCCACACTTAGGTGGGGGTGCGCTAGGCGCATCGGTAGTGACGTTTGGTGTACATGCTTGAAGCAAGACAAGTACAAGAAATATCCGAAGAGAATTTAAAACTCCTCTCTTCATACCAATAATATGTATATGGCATTATGCCACTTTTATGATATTAACTAGTAAGATCTACTAACTCACACTTGTCTCCACTACATGCAAACTGTTGAGTTCCTGTAGTCTTGTCTTCCTTCTCATACTTGTGTAGATCTGACCAATTCACATTCTTGGGCATCTTCTCAGTCAATGCTTCAAACTCTTCTTTAGAACATTCTTGATATGGTGCTTGACGATAACTATGATCGCTGTGTGGTAAGAAAGAAATACCACTGATCTCATCGAAGTGCTTATACACCCATGCACCAACTTCCATCCATTCGTTCTCACGAACAGTTACGGTGATGCTTGGTTTATGCTCACACCAGAATCTTTGATATGTTAGCCAAAGACTCAGATGATCAAGCGCAGAAAGATCATTACGAGTTAAACATCCATCTGGCGACTTAGTTGGGAATGAGAACACCATGACCGAATCTGGTTTCATCACGCACTTCTCGTGCGGAAATCCCATATCGATCATCATATTGCAAAGAGGATCTTTCTGATCTGCTCGAACAGTACGAATGTAGTATTCGCTGTGACGAGGATGAATACCAGAAGCAGCATCGACCAATTGTGAGACTGTGCCACTTGGTTTCACACAAGTAATTGCTGCAGCTGGATTGATTCCAAGCTTCTTAGCAAAATCCTTGTTTGTCTTAATGGCTAGTTCTCTGAGCTGGATCAACCCCTTCTCCAGATTGATGACATCATTTGCCATATTCTCATTGTCAAGAATGCCAGTTAGAGATACACCCAACAATGCCTCTTCTTCACAGTTCTTCTTCCATTCACTGGATAGGTATGGGAAGTCTGTCAAAGACGCTTGGAATGTACCTAGGATCGTCGCTAAGCGAACCTTACGAGCAAGATCCTCAGCGGTGTCAGAAGCGCGTACAATGACTTCTGAGAGGTTACAGAACTGTCTGTCGCGTAGGATGATCTCCGAGCAAGGATTGGTTCCAAACTCGTATGTTGCGTCTCTACGATCACCCAGTTTTGCTACGGTTTTCTTGCAGGCTTCACGATTAAAGATGCCACGTTCGCCACTCTTGCTCTTATATAAAGACACCCATTCTTCCATAAAGACACCAATGTCTGGCTTTTCTTTGTAGACAACGGAATTGTTGGCAAGAGCACGCTGCGGATTTTCATTCCACCATGCTCCAGATTTGGCATCCCGCATTCTCTCATCAGTGAGATTGCTGAGAGAAATAAGTGCGGATCGGCGCACACCTCCCACCACGACAACTTCTGCAACTTTACATACGATATCGTGACACTCAAGGGAAGTGAGTTTGCGGCCTGCACCTTTCTTAAAAGTATCAACAGTAAATCTAAAGAGATCTTCAAGCGGCCCCGGGCCACTAGCACGCCCACCAAAGGTTTTGAGTCGGGCGCCAGAAGGACGAACCTTTGAGACATCCCACTTGGGAATTTGACCACCAATAAGTAGAGATACAAGCTCCCTATATGCTTTAGCCCAACCAGCTTTGCTATCTTGAACAACAATAGTGGTCTCACTGTTTGTGAATTCCTCTGCGATAGTTGGTAACTTTTCAACATATTGTCTTTCGACAGAGAATCCGACGCCGGTTCCACACATGAGTATATAGAGAATCTCATCAAATGCCCGAACTCTATTAACAGCAACATAAGAACAATTATATCCGGCGGTGTTGTCGCGCTCTAAAGCTTCACCGGATGTCATCAATGATCTCATTGAAGGCATGATTTCTAAAGTTAAAACTGCAGTCTCTAATTCTTTGCGAAGACTTCCGGAAAGTATAAACTTATTATTTTCCTTTAATTTATTCTCAAAAAAATCAAAGTATCGCTTAACGGTTTCTTCCCATGTCTCGCGGCGGTTTTCGCTCTCAATCCATCGTGAGTAGCGCGAAAGGTGAATAAAGTCTTGATATAGATTTGGTAAACTCATAATAATGTTCCTAAACTTAGTGGGTGATTTATGTAGTAACAGGGCACAGTGCTTGCCATGATTGTGGGTACAATTTTTGAATGATCTCTCCGATTGCTAATGCATACTGTTGAACTTCCCACTGTGCATGAGTATCGCTGCGTTGATGGAATACTCTAGAATATCCAATCAAAGATCCTGTCCACCACCACTCAGTATATGTTCCTTGTGGCAAAACAGATCTTGCCTGTTCAGGAGCAACTCCCTTATCCAATAGCATTTGATATACTATTAGACATTCTTGAGCTGCCATCATATATGCCCGATTACAATCACTAAATGAATCATCATATGCTTTGAATCCAGAAGATCCTTGCTTTGCTCCATCGGTTGGTGCATTTCTCCATTGTGGATAATATACTTCTGGCAAATGTGTAACATATCTGCGTGATACTTCGTTCTCTACAAATCCCACTTTATGTTTAAACAATTGTGTGCGAACAAATATTGGAGCTTTGATTCTCAAGGTAATCTGAGGATGTGCGAAAGGAGTCCAATGTTTATGTTTTGCTAAGTAATTTATTAATTTAGCATCACGATCTTTGAACTCTGTACTTTCTACATTAAATGAAACACGAGCAGCATTCACTACCGTGAGATCATCTCCCATATGAGAAACATATTCAACATGACCTGTATTTAATACTGATATCTTTTCTGTCATACTTTCTTCCAATCATTTAACTTTAATTGTGCTTGTAATCCATTATAGGTATTTGCATTTAGAAGTGCAACTACTTGCTCTGATGTTTTTCCTGATAGGATTATGTCGTTAATATCTTTTTCTTTAACAACCTTAGGCCATATCACTACATTAAACTTGTTGTCAATAAGACCTTGAATATTATTTACAACATCTTTATTTCTTGGTTGATTGTCAATGACAAAGACTACACGCTTTCCATCGAAGGTATCAGGTAACTCCATAGAGTCATCCATACCAAGAGTAGCAACACCATTTGGTAGAAACAAAGAATCTAGTGGACCTTCAACAACATAAATCGGCTCATCTTTGACTCTTTCCAATCCATACCAAAGACGAGATTCTTTTTTAGTTTTTATGGTGATATATCTAATTGCTTTTTTACTAGTACCAAGATATCTTCCCTGTACTCCAATCAAAGAGCCAGATGAGTCATAGATTGGTATTACTAATCGCTTTTCTTTTACTAATCCTGTGTTGTCTGGATTGATTGAAACAGCAACAGAAGAAAAGTCTTCTGTGTAATACAATAGATCTAGAGCTGTATCAGGAATCTTTCGAGAAAGAACATATTTCTTGCACTCATGAGAATCGTCTAGAGATCTCAAAGAAACACAATTCGCTAGTTCTTTCTTCTTTGCAAATACTGGTTTTTCAAAATGAATAACTGGTTTCTTGAAATTGGATTTACCATTTTCTCCATTCTTCCAACGCTGAAGGGCATACTCTTTGCATATGTTAGGATCTACCTTTTCAAGTAGATTATACAAGTTACTGCTGAATCCACAGTTGTGGCACTTGAAGAAAAAGTCATTATTCTTTTGAAAGAAGAATCCTCTTGCTTTATTCTTGTGCTTAGTAGAATCTCCACAAATAGGGCATCTGCAATTGGCTAGATTGTCTTTCTTCCAAGCAAACTTCTGAAGCTTACTTGAAATTATATTAATGAACATTTTATCAATGTATGTTGACATCAGAATTTCCACTCCCCGGAAGAATTAGTTTTCAACTTCTTAAAACTATCTCGCATGTCATAGCCAGATCCTGCTTCTTGATCGTTAGTTTTGTTTCCAAGACTCAACATTGGCTGAGCAGCTGGCGCAACATCAAACAATTTCATCTTGGCACGATTCAATCCCACAACAAATTTCTTGTTAGTCATTCCATTGTTGTATCGATTCTTCAACTGCTTGATCATGATTTGATTTGCTTGTTCTAATTCTTCTGTTGAGATTAGCGCAATCATAAAATCTGTTGTGGCAGGAAGACCGAATGATTCTGATGTATTCTCCAATCCGACATCAGTGTTTGTATATCCTTCTCGATTTGTCTGAGTCGCTGTCCAAATTGGAATATCTTTTTCTACTGCCAATGCTCGTAGTTCTTCTGCGATAGCTTTGATAATAGTGTATGAGTTTGCTGATCCATTCATCTTGATTCTAGAAGAAGAACAGATGTTCAGGTAGTCAATGAAAATAACATCTGGCTTGAATCCCTTCTTGATTACCAACTCATCAAGCAATGCGCGGAAATGTGTTGAACCTGCACTTGATGTGGGGTATTCTTTGATAATCAACTTAGATGTGATATTACTACAGACAGTATTCATCTTCTTCATGTAAGATGAATGTGTTAGATCTTTGAGATCATCCATTGT